ACTTCTAATGACCAAGGTAGTGTAGTGTCAGTAACAGTAAATACTGCATCGCCTCCAGCAATACCAGCACTAGCTGATGATGTAATGTTACTACCGTTCCATGTGGACACAGCAGCACCAAAAACTTGACGCTGTTCTACTTCGGTTATAGTTTGTGTGGTTGTGGTCGTGCTGTTCATCGACCCTGTAGTAAACTGGGGCGTGACAGTATTTGCTCTAGCTATTGCAGGTGTTAGCAAAGCTAAAACAAGAATTAGTTTTTTCATGTTTTTGGAGGGTCTTGTTTCTTTGCCATCGGGCAATTAGTAGGTGTTTTACTACCTCCGTTCTTACCTGTAGTAAGACCGAATGTAGCTAGTGCTCCTGTAAAAACGCTGGCCACAAAAGTGATGTCGCTATTCCCCGCTTTCTTAACCATAGGAATATCTACATAGTTCATGGTAATAATAAACCCAGACCAAACAACAACGCCTAGTCGGACAAACGTACCTAATATTTCTATTTGGTGTTCTTTATCCTCAGCAATGTCTTTTAGTTTAGTAACTAATCCTTTTTTCTTTTCTTCCATTTGTCTATTTTACCTTGTATAAACTTTTGTATTTTTTTCTTTATGGTGTCAAAAAATGGTTGAGCAAACGTAGTGACCGCTACGGCAGATACCGCTGCATAGCTTGCAGCCACTACTACTTCTGAGGTAGGTAATGGTACATCTATATTTATCATTGGTATGTTTATGCTCGGTGCTGGTTGTTCCGTAGTTTCTGTAGTCTCTGGTTGTGTACCCTCTGGCTCTCTAAGATCACTAGGAGGCACTACCAAAGGTACATAACTAGGAACGTCAGCTGTGGGTAGCGGTATAGATATTGTTTCAATCCTCTTCGGATTTGGAAGTAGTATTGTTGGTATCTCCATTTTCTAACTCCCTATCTTTTAAAACTGCTTGTGTAGCAATAATAGATTCTCTACATTTTTGTTGTGTTTCTAGAGCTTCATTATAAGTTTTTACAAGCTGTTCAAGTGATGTTTTTAATTGTTCAGTGGTTGGTCTAGTCATATTAAGGTTTTGGATATTTGTTTTTAACAGGATCAACTATATCTGTTTTCCATTTATCTATACCATTATGATAGATATAGTCAAGTTGATCACCCCAATCTGGGTATGCTTCTTTTCTATCTGTTTGATAAGATAGGCTATTTAGTCTTGCGACTTCTGCTGCAACTTCTGCTTCAGTTGGTGTTTTCTTGTAAAGATCATGTTCTGTATCCCAAGATTTGATGTTTTTATATTCATCATCACCTTCAAGAATCCAAACACCTTCACCAGCAAGGTTGTCAACAGCTTTTGTAAATATGCTCATTATGGTTCGTACTCCATTACTGCACAGTAAGATCTTGTACCGCCAGCTAGACGGCTATCATCATTGTTATCAGGATTTATTATAGAAGCAGGTCTTTCTCCACTACTGCTATTACCAGCATTAAATGAAAAACCACAAGTTATATTACCAGTTACACTGGTGTTGTTGGCATCATAAAACCCTATAGGAAAACATTTCATATAGTTATGGTTATTGTATTGCATACTCCAACCACCCATGTGATGAGTACCATTAATTATGGTAAAAGGAGCAACAGCACCAGATCTATCTCCATATGCTTGCATTACACCTAGTAAAATTAAATGACTGCTAGCTATTTTTTTATTGTAAGTAAATGTCCATAGGTTAACTTTATTAGTATTACTACCTGTAGTGCTTATAGTAGTTCTACCTGTAAATGTAAAGTAGTCTGCATTTACTATATGAGCCTGAGATAGTTGGTTAGAACCATCTCCAAACTGAATACCCATTATGATACCTCCGTTAAATTAAATTTGTATGTTTTACCAGAACGGTTATTCTTTAAAAATAAGTCTGATTTTCCTTCAACTATCGTATAATGACCCCATGTACCATCTATATCATTTACACCTTTAGCTTCGTTAGATAAATCAAGGTCACTTGTGTATATATTTGCCCAACGATATGATGAAGAACCTAAATTAATACTACCATCTACAACAGTACCAGAAGAGTTTGTTGGTATGATTGCACTACTTGTAAAATGAATACCACTTCCTTGACTACCCATTCTATGAACTGTTTGACCAGAAACAGCCAAGGTATGATCTGCTCCAGCAGTACCGAAATCTACACCATCACTTGTAGTGGTTATTTTAACATTACCTTGGTAGGCAATATGAACAGCTCTGTTAGTGTCAAAATGAATAGCATTGTTTGTTGTACCACCATTAGTTTGTTGGAAATAAGTGTTAATAAATGCTCCGTTACCTTCCCAGTTACACCTAAAATTTCCAGAGTTATCTTGATATGCTTTAAAACCGTTAGAATCACTGTTCCAGTAAGTATCATTTCTAATCTGAACTGCCCAAGGACTTTGGTCATCAGTTCTTACTTGTAAAGTAGGACTAGATGCTCCATCATCTAAAAGAACAAGCCTTCTTGCTTCTACGTTTGCTAAACCTGTTACGTTATTATTTTGTCCGTCTAACGCACCGCCTAGTTGTGGAGAAGTATCACTTACTATATCTGTACTTAAGTTATCGAATGAAGTTTTAAATGCAGCTATATCTACACCATCAACTGTACCTGATACTGCTATGTTTCCAGTAACGTTTACTCCAGCACTATTAGTGTTAAATTTTGTTAATCCGCCAGCAAAAAGTTCAACCTCTTGGTTAGTTTTACTGAACTTTAGCATCTGTTTATTACCAGCGTTGTTGCTTAATCTAAAAACAAAATCTTCATAATTACTATCATTACTTAACATCCAAAACTCACCAGTACCATCATTATTCTGATAGATTTTCAGACCAGTATCATTACTTGTTGAGTGAGTATCATTACCGATTCTTAGTGCCCAAGGGGATGCGTCATCAGTTTTAATATTTACAATAGGGTCAGATGTACCATCATCTGTAAAAGTAGCACCTTTCATAGTAGGTCTTTGACTCCCTAGTGCAGTAGCTATTTGAGCATCAGTTTGATCGGCAGTAGCTCCAGCTTCAATACCATCTAATTTACTACCGTCAGCAGCTACGTCTCTACCGTCAACTGTTCCTGTACATGTAATATTTCCTGTTACATCAACACCACTTGAAAAGTCTACATTAGTTGCAAATGTAAATTGACCAGCCGAAGTACAAGACATTCTTGTAGCACCAGCGTCATTATCATGCAAAATAAATGTTCCGTTTAGGTTTGTAATTCTAAAATCATTTTCTGAATTAGTGTCATTAAGAGTTAGAGACGGAGTATCATTTTGTATATCCATATTGCTAGTGGATGTAATACCACCAGCTGTAATAGCACCAGACGATATAGTTCCAGTTGTACTAATATTTTCGCTACCTCCTGATGCTCTAAGCAAAGGAAAGCCGCCAGCTGTTGAGCCATTATGTACGACAAGAGTTTCCTTGTCTGTATCTACAGTAACTTCTCCCTCGGCTCCAGTAAAGCTACTATGTTGCGAGGTTGTTCCTCGTCTTAGTTTTAATTGTTTTGCCATTAAATTGTTCCGAAGTCGATTTGTAAATTATTACCACTGACTGTACCAACCTCGGTTAGGTTTTTGTCATTACAGTCAAGATGATTTGCAAGGGCAGGGTTAGCGTCATTAATTACACCAGCTATACCTGGAGATATACCAACAAATGCACCACCTGTATAGTAGTTAAGTACATTTGATGTAGTATTATACCAAAGATCTCCAGCACTAGGAGATGAAGGTGTCCCACTTTGTATTACATATTCAGCAGCATATCTGTTTACATCACCTATGGATGCAGCAACAGTGTTAATGTTTGTTGCATTGCTAACCACACTGTTAATATTACTAGCATTGCTGACTGCACTGTTAATATTAGATGCGTTACCAGCTACAGAAGTAATATTTGAGTTGTTTCCAGCAACTGCATTTATATTACTTGCGTTACCTTGTACAGCATTTATATTTGTAGCATTACCAGCTACAGCTGTAACATTAGATGATATACCAGCAACAGTTGTTATGTTACTAGATATGTCTGCTAGTGTATCCATATCAGATACGATTGCAGTAGTAGCTAATGTATTTAAGTCAGCTACAACGTCTGTAGTACCAAGTATTGCTAGGTCAGCCACAGCTGCAGCAGTTCCAAGTCTACCTATTTCTGTTGCTTTACCAGCTACAGCTCCTATATCTGTTGCGTCAGCAGCTACGTTGTTAATATTTGTTGCATTACCAGCTACAGCATTTACGTTAGATATAGAACCAGCTACTGTATTTACATTAGAAATACTGTTACCAACGTTATTTACGTTATTAATATTTGTAGCAACTGTGTCAATCTCAGATGTGCTTTCGTTTAAGTCAGCCGCAACTGTATTAACATTAGCTATACTTGCAGCAACTGTATTTACAGAATTATTACCAGAACCTGTATTTACAGCGTTAGTTATAAGACCTAAATCTTCTTGGAATGTTATATGTCCAGCTACAATATTAATGTTAGTTAAGTCAGATGCGTTAGGTGTAGCAGCAGTAAATCCATCACCAGCACTACCGTCATAGATCATTAACACTTTGTTAGATGAACTGTCATACCATAAGTCACCAATTTGTAATGATGAACTGTCAGCTCTTTCTGTAGGTGCAGAAGTGCTTATCTGGTAAAGATCAGCAAAGTTGTTTATATCTACTACGTTAGCTCCAGCTGCTGAAATGTTTACAGCGTTTGCAGCTACAGTAGCAACTTCTGTTGCCTTTGGTACAAGTCTATGAAATGCGTATGTATGATCTGTAGCAGTTGTTTCTACTAAAAAGCCATAACCTTGAGGTATGGTAGCAGATACACCTGTAATAATAACTGCGTTACCCGTTCCTCTACCGTTTGCAATAGTTAGAGTTGTTCCTGACTGTGCAGTTAAAGCTGTTGATGCTGTTTGTACTGAAACTATAGTTCCGCCTTTTGCAGAACCACTGGTATTTATATCAGGGTTAGCTGCTGGAAAACTTGTTTCATTTGCTATAGGTACAAAACCACCTACGTTATCTACAAGTTCAATAATACGTAAATCTATCGCAGCAGTTGTTGCAACTTTAGAGTCAGTACTAGACCATGTAACTCCACTAGCTATAGTTTCGCTAGAATCCTGTCTAAGAAATGCAGCTTCACATTCTGTCTCAGTAAAGTATCTATTATCTAACTGACCAGCATCTAGCTCGGTTTCGGTGTAGTATCTGTTATCTAAAGTTCCAGTTGCTATCTCAGAGTCTGTAACAGCATTAGCTTCTATATGTTCAGACCCTACGGCATTATCAGCTAGTTTTGTACTATCTATAATGTCAGCTTCTAGATGCACTCTGTCTATAGATCCATCTACATACTGGTCACTATCTACTGAGTTAGCAGACATGTGTTCTAAATCTACCGCACCAGCTGCTATATGCTCAGAATTGACAACGTCATCTTGTATATTATCTCCGTCAATAATGTCGTTAGCTAAATGTTCATGATCTATAGAACCAGCTACATAATGTTCTGAATTTATAACATCATCAGCTATTTTATCTCCATTTACGGCATTATCAGCTATATCATTATTAACAATAGTACCAGCAACAATATGATCTGTTGTGACAAAATTTGTGCTTGGTTGATCTCCTCTAAACAAAACACCTTCTATTGTTAGTGCTTTGTTTCTACCGTCTTGTGCTGTAAAGTTAGACTCAGTAGCAGAGTTGTTAAGATCTGTGGCTCTTATAGTGCTGCCAGTTGCAAAACTAGTATATGTACTGTCTGCATCTCTTGTTCTACGCTCACAAAATACTACTGCACCTTGCGGTAGGGCAGAGTTGAACGTAATAGTGTTGTTATCAGTGGAAAGTTGGTAGTTATATAAAGTTGTACCCGCAGATACTGCAGGGAAGTATAATCCGTCTGTGTTGTTCACCTGTGGGTGACTAGACTGTGCAGTACTA